ATAAATATTTAATAATATAAAATAATCATTTGTAAATAACTAGTATTTATAAAATATGTCATTGAGGAGTCTTATAAGAAAAGTATTAATTGAACAAACTGAAGAAGAAGTTGTAAGAATCGATCCTGAAGAATACAAACAATTACTGAAGTATGTTAATGGAGACGGTTCTGCACTAAAAAAATTAAAACAATATAGAGGAAAAAAAATCATTATAGACGGAGATTTAGATATTGGTGAAAATGATAATGTCATAAATATAGACTCAATAGATTATGTTGATGGTAATTTAGATATTAGTCATTCAGACATTAGTTATTTTGATAAGAGCAAAGTAAAAGGTAGGTTTAATTATTTTTACTCAAAAATGTACATAATAGAAAGACAAAAGATACTTCAAAAAAAGATAGAATATCAAGAAGAGTTAAGACAACAAGACGAATGGAATATTGAAAATAACAAAAAAGTATCAAATCAAACACAGGCTTTATTTAACCATTTAGTAAGTGAAGGAATAGTAAAAGAAGGAGAAGATAAGTATTATATTTATAAAGAAAATTATCAACACTATGGAAGTGGTGGGTCATATACTTGGTTGGGTGAAGATGAATTTGAATCTGAGTGGGTAGTTTATAATAATGACGACATTCACGACGCAGCAAAAGAAAATTTAGAAAATTTAGTAGATGAACTTGGAATAGATGCATTCCGCTCTTGGGTATGGGAAAATAATATTGATGATGATGCCGCAAGAAGATATCTTTATGATGATTATGAATATTTGGTTAGAGAAGAACCCGAAGACTATAATGTCTCAAAGACACTAACCGATGAACAAGAAAAGACAATTAACGTATTTAGACAAAAGATATCAAATCTACAAAAAAAACTAACAGATACGTCTTTAAGTCAAGATGATAAAGATAATATAAATAGACAAATTGAAGGTGCTAAAAACATTATTGAAGATATTGAAGAGAACCCTGAAGGTGATTATGATGAAGATGAAATAGAATCTGCAATTGATAATTTGGTTGATGATAATGTAGATAATATTTTAGATATTTTAAAAGAAAGAGGTTTTGATAATAATTCACTAATTGATTTTATAGATGTTGATGGTGTTGTGGAAGATGTAATAAGGTCAGATGGTTATGGGCACATATTGAATGGATATGATGGAAAAGATGATGAATATAAAATTAATGGTATTTGGTATCACGTAATGAGACATAATTAATTATTTACACATTATTTCTCTTATGTTATTTTTTATATAAAATTTTAAATGAAAACAGACTGGTTATTTCAAGAACCGATAGATTTGGAACACAAACAATACGTCTTGTTAAATTATTTACAAAAAATCGAAAAAAATTTAAACAGTTTTAAACTGTACCCACAATTTCAAGAGATTTCACTTCATTTAGCAAATATTAATTTATTAGTTGAAAAAAAACAATATCTCACATTAAACAGAGTTTTAAAGGATTGTGATGATGAAATTTTATTATCAGATTTAAATGCTAATCAGTTACAAGAATTGAATGGAGAAGATTTATATGAAATATATAAAATATCTGAATATGCTTCTTCTAAATTAACTGACTGTTTTAATCATGCGAAGGCAATTTGGGAAATAGTTAATGACACAGTTTCAATCAACCCAATTCAAAACAGAAAAAACATAGAACAAAAACAAGGACTTTTTTATTTGGAATATAACGACAAAACACTTCTTTATGAATTTATTATAAAACCAATAAAAAGAGGGGTTATTGAAACAAAATGTCACATAAAAAAAGTTGCAGAATGTGACAAAAAAGATTTTGAAACAAAAATAAAACAAGTCAAAAATCCGCTGATAAAAAATTTACAAGAAGAAGAGGTTCATACTAACCTTATACTTTTTAAAGTTAACCATAATAACGCATTTCCATTAAAAGAAACATTACTCCCAATAGCCAAAAGAAAAATAATGAATTATATGGTTCAATCCAAAATAATTAAAAACAAAAGTTTGACTAATAAATTATGATTTATTATGTTTTCAAACAAATGGGATTCAATAAAAGATTTTTAAAAAAAGAAGGAATAATAAATAATGTACATAACATTATTAGATACCTAAATGCTGATGCAATATTTACTACCGATGATTTTTCAAAAAACGTGTTTGATTTATATACACAAGGGAAATCTGAAGAAGAAATTATAAAATATATAAATGAAAACAAAAATGAAAATTAGGTTGGAGTACGTTTGGCTTGATGGTTATCAACCCGAACCAAATTTGAGAAGTAAAGTAAAGATTGTTGATTACGAATCAATTAAAAACGCCTTGGCGATAGGAGTAAGTAAATTACCAATGTGGAACTTTGACGGTTCATCAACAAAACAGGCTGAAACGGGTGATTCAGATAGGTTACTCAAACCTGTTAGAATGTATATGTCAACGGTTTTTCCCGTTGAACTTCATACGGTTTATATTTTATGTGAAGTATTGAATCCTGATGGAACACCACACAAAACAAACACAAGAAGTTTATTGAATGATGAACAAGAAGATTTATGGTTAGGTTTTGAACAAGAGTATTTTATCCAAAGAGGATTTGGTGAAGGTATTTTAGGTCACGATAGAAGATTTGTAGAACCGCAAGGTAAGTACTATTGTGGTGTTGGTAGTAACGTAGTTGGTAGAAAGTTTGTTGAAAAACATACAGATATGTGTTTGGAATATGGTATTGATATTACTGGAACAAATGCTGAAGTGGCTCTTGGACAGTGGGAGTACCAGGTATTCTCAAAAGGGAAACTAAAAGGAGGGGATGACTTATGGATGTCAAGATATTTCCTTTATAAAATTTCAGAAGAGTATGGTTACGAAATTACACTACACCCAAAACCATTACAACAGGGAGAATGGAACGGTTCAGGACTTCACACAAACTTCTCAACAGAAACAATGAGGGAAGGTGAAAACTATATGACACTATGGGAAAGAGAAGAGTATTTCAAATCAATCTTTTCAAGTTTTGAGTCAAGACATTATGAAAATATTAAAAACTATGGTTCACAAAATGATTTGAGATTAACAGGTGAATATGAAACACAATCAATTGATAAGTTCAGTTGGGGCATTTCAGATAGAGGGGCATCGATTAGAGTTCCACAATCAACAGCTGATAAATGGACAGGTTATTTGGAAGATAGACGACCTGGTTCAAATGCTGACCCATATAAAATTGTTTACCAAATTATGGAAACAATTAAAAACGCAGATGCCATTTATAAGATAAAATTAAAAATGAACTTTGATGGAGATGGAAGTAAGCATAGAGACAAATTCACTAGTGTTATTCCAAACGATGAATTGTTAAGTGAGTATAGAAATGATGATGACTATGAAATGGGTGATTTAATGAATGGTTCTAAAAATAATGTTGAACCACAAGTTGGTGTTGATGTAGTACAAGAATATTTAGATGGTAAAGAAAATAAGGTAGACAACCCACTACCCGAAACATTAAAAAATGCAATGATGAACGCAAAAGAAATTTGACAATATCTATGTAAATTTTTATTTTTAAGTAAAAAATTATGGAGAATACACTAAAATACAGATTGAACGAGTTAAGACAAGAAAAAGAGTATGGTTATAAAAACCCTACAACTAAGATTGACTACAAAAAAGTCAATTTAAACCCACAACACATTATTGATTTGGTAAAAAAATACCCGAATGACACTGAATTGGGGAAAAATGTAAGGAGTTATTTAATTGATTTGGGCGTTTATGGAAAATAAAGAACAGGTTAACCACCCAAGCCATTATGGTGGAGAAACAAACCCATATGAAGCAATTAAAGTTATAGATGCTTGGAATCTTGGATTCTCACTTGGAAATACCGTAAAGTATATTTCAAGAGCTGGAAAAAAAGAAAAAGATAAAGAATTACAAGACCTTAAAAAGGCGTTGTGGTATTTGGTGCATCACATTAATACATTAGAGAAAAAATGATAGAAACAGGAAAAATATTAAATGGGGATTGTATTGAGGTGATGAAAACATTACCAGAAGGTAGTGTTGACTTAATTGTTACTAGCCCACCCTATGGTGTTGGTATTGATTATGATGTACACGAAGACGATGTACCATTTGATGAATATTTGGTATTTGCTAAGAATTGGTTAACCGAAGCATATAATCTATTAAAGGACGATGGACGAATTGCCCTTAACATTCCTTATGAAATCAATAGACAAAAAAAAGGTGGAAGAATTTTCTTTGTGTCGGAGATGTGGCAAATAATGAAAGAAATTGGATTTGGGTTCTTCGGAATCGTAGATTTGGAAGAAGAATCACCTCATCGTAGTAAGACAACAGCATGGGGATCTTGGATGAGTCCAAGCTCACCATATATTTATAACCCAAAGGAGTGTGTTATTTTAGCATACAAAAAACACCACATTAAAAAGGTTAAAGGAGACCCTCAGTGGAAAGGGACGCCGACTGAAATTGAACAGGAGGATGGAACCATAAAAAAGAAAGTAATATATGAAGAAACGGATAAGAAAGAGTTTATGGAGCTTGTTTTTGGTCAGTGGAATTACTTTGCAGATACTAAGTCACTCACCAAGGCAACGTTTTCAATGGATATCCCAACTAAAGCGATCAAGATATTGTCCTACAAAAACGATGTAATATTAGACCCATTTGCGGGAAGTGGTACAACATTAGTTGCTGCTGAAATACTTGGAAGGAGATGGTTAGGGATAGAATTGTCACCAAACTATACAGAAATTGCAAAGACAAGGGTTGAATACTTTAAAACTTTACAAACAATACAAGAACTCCCACTTTAATAGGTGGGTTTTTTGTTTTGTATGGTATTTATATGATATGAAAATTATCATCACAGAAAACCAAAAATCAAATCTTAAAACTGAGTTAAAAAAAATGGTTAAGGACATTGGGGTGAAAAAAACATCTAATGTAGTTGGTGGGTTTGAAAATTTAGCAAAACTCGGATTCAATAATAATCCGATGGAATTTTTAAATATGTTTAATGATTTAGATATTGTTCAGAGTAAAGAACGACATTATTGTATATTATTCAGACATGAAAATGAAAATAATATGATGGTTTATGATAGAAAAAATGATGAGGTTTACATAAATTATGATAATATTTGGTTATTTTTTGGAGATGGTTTTGGTCTTAATTATTATGAAACACAAGAACTTACACAGGAGTGGTTGAGTGAGACATACAATTTAAGGGGAGTCACAACATCGCCTAGGCGCGGGCCGTTATGGTTAAGGTTGAGTTAGACATACAATTAAAGTTAAAACTATTTATATGATATGAAAATAATAATCACAGAATCACAATTAAATCTACTAAAGAAGTTGACTCTAACTGAAAGTGAAGAACTAAATCAGTATGGTTTAACTGATGATGAAATGCGTCAAGTTGAAGAACAATCAGAACAAGAAACTAGGGAAGATTACGAAACCACAAAAAAAGAAATTGAGGAGTTAAGAAAAAGAGTTAAAATGTATAATGACTTTGATTGGAGTAAAATAGGTGGTGAAAATGAAAAAGAGATTAAAAAACAAATAGTTCAACCAGAAATAAATAGATTAAAAAATCTTGAGGAATGGATATCTGATTTCAG